AGAGGCGACAGGTGGATTTGAAACGGCTGCCTTTTGCGAGATAGACCCGTATTGCCGAAGCGTACTGAAGAAGCATTGGCCAGGTGTACCCATATTTGAGGACATCAGAAAATTAAAAGGAACGGACATTGGAACAGTTGACATTATTACAGGGGGTTATCCCTGCCAGCCATTCTCGGTCGCAGGAAAGCAAAAGGGTGTTGAAGATAAGAGACACCTCTGGCCAGAGTATTTTAGAATTATCAAGGAATGTAGGCCCACTTGGGTCATTGGAGAGAACGTTAGTGGACACATTAAACTCGGTCTTGACTCCGTTATCGAGGACTTGGAAAGTGAAGGTTACGCCGCAAGGACGTTTAGTATTTCAGCTTCGAGCGTCGGCGCCAACCACCAAAGAGAAAGAATCTGGATTGTGGCAAACTCCGACAGTAGTGGGAGTGAGTCAGCGCAGCCAGCAATCATTGGAGAACAAAAGAATAAAGAGATTGGCAACGGGCAGACAGACGATACCGCCAGGATCACTAGCGGAGCAAATTCAACATTCCCCGAACAAGGGGGAGAAACCAAAATGGAACTTATGGCCAACTCCGAAAATATCGGACTCACTACAGGCCTATATGAAACCAAACGACAAGGGAATACCCCACGATGTAGCGAAGGGGAATTTAAGGGGAACAGTTCAGATGTGGCCAACGCCAGCGGAGTACGAAGACAGAACTTCGGTGGAAACGATGGCAAAAATGGACCAGAAAAATTTCAACAAGAAAATGTCCAATTTGGCAACCAATGTCAGATACACACAAGCGATGTGGCCAACGCCTACGGCGTCAATGATGCCATCGGAAGGGTCGATAGGACGATACAGGAAACTGGTGGATCAGGGAGTATTGACGAAAGAGGAAGCGGAACAAATGCAAATGGGTTCTCTCACTCCAGCAAGAATGAAACCCTGGATTCCAAAAAACAATTTACAAACCAAAACTATTGGAAAACTGAACCCAACGTGGGTAGAGTGGTTAATGGGGTACCCAACAGGGTGGACAGACTTAAAGCACTCGGAAACAGCCTCGTCCCTCAAATCCCGTTCTACATCGGGCAATCAATTATCCAAACCCTCAATGTGGAGAACGCCGACACAGCAGGACAGCAGGATAGGTCCGAATAACAAGGGCGGCTATCAGCACAGAAAAAAAAGGGGGTCAACAGCTTTGGCCGATCAAGTTCTTTTTGAACATAAATGAAAATAACGATACCCTACAAGCCAAGAAAACATCAGTTAGAAGTTCACAAGAACTTAAAGCGATGGAATGTGCTGGTGGCACACAGGCGCTTCGGGAAGACATGCCTAGTCCTGAATGAAATATTAAAAAAATGTATGCTGAATACATTGCCAAGTCCCAAGTATGGATATATCGCCCCTACATACAGAATGGCGAAACAGGCGGCATGGCAATACTGCATAGACTACACCGAAAAAATTCCTGGTGTGAATTATCACACGACAGAGCTTCGCGTTACTCTTCCTGGAAACAGGACGATACAAATGTTCGGAGCTGACTCTTACGATAATTTAAGGGGACAACGATTTGACGGAATCGTGGTGGATGAAATTGCGATGATGCCCCCTGATATATGGACAGTTTTAAGACCCGCTTTGGCGGACAGGAAAGGATGGCTTATAGCCATAGGAACTCCCGCAGGACATAACGCGTTTTTTGATCTGTATGACAACGCCGTTAATAATTCTGATGAATGGTACTCCGCTATTTTTAAGGCGAGTGAAACAGGTATCATTGATGAGGATGAACTTAAAGCAGCTCGCAAGATGATGAGTGAGGAACAATACGAACAAGAATTTGAAGTATCTTTTGATGCAGGTGTTCTTGGTGGTATTTACACTCGTTCCCTGACCAAAGCACAAGATGATAATCGCATTACTAAAATAGAATACGATGAAAATTTTAAAGTGGACACGGCATGGGACCTTGGAGTTGGAGATGCGACAAGCATATGGTTCTTCCAACGTGTGGGAAACAGAATACACTTAATTGATTATTACGAAAATACAGGAATGGGCTTGGACCATTATGTAAAAGTATTAGCCCAAAAAGGGTATCAATATTCAAACCATTACGGACCCCATGATTTACGGCAGCGTGAATTATCAAGCGGTAAGTCAAGGTATGAAATTGCAAATAATTTAGGACTCTATTTTACAATCGTTCCTAAATTATCCATCGAAGATGGTATCAATGCAACGCGTATGATTTTTTCTCGTATGTGGTTTGATCGGGATAAATGTAAAACAGGTATTGAAGCAATGCGACAGTACCAATGGGAAAGAAACGACAGAACAGGACAACTGTTAAATAAACCAAAGCACTCATGGGCGAGTCATGCTTGTGATGCCCTGCGCTATATGAGTGTAGGAATGAATGAAACAAGTGATTTTAAAAGTAAAATTAAATATGGAAATATGGGAATAGTATAATGGTAATGCCAACAAAATATAACAAGCAAATGGTCAAGGATATTTGCGATAGACTAGCCAATGGAGAGTCTATTCGTTCAATATGCCGTGATAAACAGATGCCTGATTGGGAAACGATACGAACTTGGCTGCGAAAAAAAGAAGGATTTCAGGAAGAGTACAGCAGAAGCAAGCAAGAGGGCATAGAATACATGCTTGGAGACAATAGGGCGAAGGCATTAGAGACATTGGAACGCGCAAAAGAGGGAAAAGGCAAAGTGGGTTTGGAAGAAACGCATATTTTAAAGCTCTTAATGCACGATACGCATTGGACGGCAGGTAAATTAGTTCCCAAAGTGTACGGAGACAAGACACAGCAGCAAATTACAGGCGCGGATGACGGACCATTGCACATAAAATGGGAAGATTAGATGGCTAGAATGAAAGAATCAGAAGTTTTAGCGCTTCTAGGACAATTATTAGAAAATTCCATTGGATTTTTAGAAGGCACAATAGGGTCTGAACGTAGAACCGCCTTTAAATACTATTTAGGAAAGCCCTATGGCAACGAAATTGAAGGTCGTTCCCAAGTAGTAACGCAAGATGTGCTGGAAGTTGTTGAAAACATCCTTCCTTCCTTGCTGCGCATCTTCACAGCGGGAGAACAAATTGTAAAATTTGACCCACAAGGTCCCGAAGACCAGCAAATGGCGGATCAATGCACGGATTATGTCAATTATATTTTTATGAAAGACAATCCTGGCTTTATGATCCTCTATACCATGTTCAAGGACGCCCTTTTACAGAAAAATGGCTTCGTAAAACACTACTACAAGGAAATTGAAAAGGAAATTAAGGAAGAATACGAAGGTTTAACCGATACGGAATACACATCGCTTTTAATGGCTGAAGATGTGGAGATTTTAGAGGATTTTGAAAGAGAAGTTGAAGCGGAACGAGGGATGGAAACCATCCATGACGTTAAAATCATAAGAAGAAAAAAAGAGGGACGTGTAGTTGTAGAAAACGTAGCACCAGAAGAAATGTTTTGCTCTAAAAATGCAAAAAGTTTAACTGATGCACAATTTATCGCACAAAGAGTTATAAAAACTAGAGCTGAAATTATAGCAATGGGTTTTGATAAAAAACTCGTAGATAAACTTCCTAGTTACAGCGATGGTTTCTACAATCAAGAACACACCGAAAGAGAATTATACCAAACTGAATCTCCTGATACGGAATATCAAAGTATAGATAAATCAACAGACTATGTTCGTCTTGTTGAATGTTATACATACATTGATTACGAGAAAAAAGGAAAACCAACTCTACGCAAAATTACCATGGGCGGTAATGAGTCTATCATTTTAGATAATGAGGAAATAGATTACATTCCTTTCTCCATGGTAACACCAATTCCTATGCCGCATTTATTCTTTGGAATGAGTGTCGCTGATTTGGTTATGGATTTACAGTTAATGAAATCAACTGTTCTTCGTCAGACAATGGACAACATGTATTTGCAAAACAACGCAAGACATTTAGTTATAGACGGACAAGTTCAACTTGATGATCTTATCACTTCACGTCCTGGTGGAATTGTAAGAACAAAAGGTCCAGGAGCCGTAACACCTTTAGCAACTCCTTCGTTTCTCAATGAAGGTTTGGCAATGCTGGAAAAAATAGACCAACTCAAAGAAGCTAGAACTGGCATTTCACGTTCCCAGATGGGAGCGGACCCCAATACAATTCAAAAATCACACACGACAGCTACAAGTGTTAATGCTTTAGTCAATGCAGCAACACAACGCATAGAACTTATTGCTCGCATCTTTGCAGAGACAGGTGTGAAAGATTTATTCAAGTGCATCATGCAGCTTATAACAAAGTATCAGGACAAATCACGCATTATAAGACTTCGCAATAATTTTGTTGAAATGAACCCTACGGATTGGGCGGATAAGGATATGGACGTTTCCATCCAAGTTGGATTAGGAACGGGCAATACCGATCAGCGAGTTAATTTACTTTCTCAAATTTTACAAATACAGCAAATGCTTGTTAAAGAAGGTGGGTACGGAAGATTGGTTGATGAAAATAAAATTTACAACACATTGGAAAAATTAGTTGTTAATGCAGGTTTTAAATCAGCAGAACCTTTCTTTGTTGATCCTGCAACAGTTCCTCCTCCGCCACCACCAGATCCTATGAAGGAAAATCCTCTTCTTATGGCTGCAAG